GGCCATGAATTCGAAGTCCTGTCGCAGAAGGTCGGCATCAGCGTGCAGAACCTTGCCGGATGGACGCTCGCCGCCAACATGACGGGCACCAGCATCGACTCCGTGGCCAAGGGCGTCAAGGGCCTGTCGAAGTTCATGGTGGACAACAGTGTCGCCCTGAACAAGATGGGCATCGATGCCAAGGATGCCAATGGTGCGCTGATCCAGTCGGCCGACCTGTTCCAGGCCCTGCCCGACGGTGTCGACAAGACCGCGCTAGCGGTCAAGCTGTTCGGCAAGGCCGGCATGGACATGATTCCCCTGCTGAACCTTGGCAGCGCCGGCCTGGCCGAGGCGCAGGAAAAGTCCAAGGCCTATGGCGAGCGCATGGCCGCACTGGCGCCGCTATCCGGCAAATTCAACGAGCAACTGGCGGAGTTTTCGCTGCAGTCGAAAGAAGTCGGCCTTAGCATTGCGACCTACTTCCTGCCGGGTCTGACCGGGATGGTGAAGCTGCTCAGCGATGTCAAGGCGGGCGGCGACCGAGCCAAGACCGCGCTGGAGTGGATGGATGAAGAAATCCCGCTTGGTTTTTATTTGAAGTGGACAATGCTCAGCGGCCAATCGCGCCAAAAAGGTTATAGCGGGCCGAAGAATGCCGCCGGCCTTCCGGCTTCCGAAGAAGAGCAATTTTCTGCGGCAACCGACGCCTATATGGCGCCGGAAGAAGTGGACAAGCGCGCCAAGGCAGCCAAGGCATTGAAAGACGCCAAGGACCTGCTCGGTAAACAAGGCAAGGACACCGAATCAGCCTACCTCGCCAGCCTGAGTCAACAACTGCGAGTGGCCAGCGGCGACACCAGCGAATACAGCAAACAATTGCTGGCTATCAGCCAGGGTCCGGCAAAGGATTTTTCGCAAGTCACCAAGGATGCCGCGCTGGCGCTAGCGAAAAAGATCGACATGCTGAGGGCGGCGACCAAGGCCAATGAGGACCACGCCCGCGTGCTGGAAAAAGTAGATCACCTTGAGCATCAGGCGAACAAGGCCGTCGCCGATTTCGGCTTTAAGCAAGACCAAGCTATCGGCGACATCACGACCCGCACCGGCGAACTCGGCAAGACGCCCTATGAGGTTTCACAGATGCAGGCCGCCCGCCGCATCGAAAAAGAGTACGAGGACGCCGTCAAGAAGGTCAACGAGGAGCTGGGGAAGATCGGCGATATCGAAGGCATCAGTTCCAAGACCTACGAAGCGGCGATGGTCCGGGACAAGGCAACCAAGACCACTCTGGATGCGCTGGCTGCCGAAAAAGCGGCGCAGGATGCGCTCAATGCGTCGGTGGACTATGGCACCAACGAGGCGCTGCGCGAATACGGCGAAACGGCGCAGGCAGTCGGTAAGGCTACCGGAGACGCACTGAAGCACGGTTTGCAGATGGGCGAAGACGCCCTGGTGAGTTTCGTGCAGCACGGCAAGCTGGATTTCAAGAGTCTGGTCGATTACGCGGAAGCAGAGTTCATTCGCCTGACGATGGTGCGGCCGTTCGTCGCTGCTGCGTCGAATGCGGTCACCAGCTCGGGTGGAATAAGTGGTTTGCTGTCAGGCGCTGGAAATTTCATCAAGAGCCTGCTGCCCTCGTTCGATGTCGGCACGAACTACGTGCCGAACGACATGATCGCCCAGATTCACAAAGGCGAAGCGATCGTACCGGCCGCGTACAACACGCCAGGCGGAAACAGCCAGAGTCAGCCGGTCAATATCAATTTCAGCGTGTCCGCCATCGATGCAGCGAGCTTCCGCTCGACCCTGGCGGCCAACCGCAACGTCATTGTCGGTGTGGTGCGTGAAGCCTTCACGCGCCGCGCGATCACGAGCCCGATCTGATGGCCGCCTTCCCCTCATCGCCGGCGCCGGCTTCCCTGAAGATTCGCAGCTTGCAGCCGACGCTCGTCTCGACTGCGCATAGCCTGCAACGCCAGGTGCGCTCGCGCGGCGGCCATCGCTGGCTGCTCTCGGCGACGTGGCCCGTGCTCAAGCGTTTCGAGTGGGCGGCCTTCTTCGGCTTTGCGCAATTGCAGCGCGGGCAGTATTGCGCCTTCACCTTCGTGCTGCCCGGTACCCTGGCGACTCCGCAGGGCGTGGCCACCGGCACGCCGCTGGTCAATGGCGCCAGTCAGACCGGGCGCAGCGTGCTGACCAAGGGCTGGACGCACTCGATCACCGGCATCCTCAAGGCGGGCGACGTGATCAAGTTCGCCGGCCACAACAAGGTCTATATGCTCACAGCCGATGCGGACAGCGACGGCAGCGGCAATGCTGCCTTGTCGATCGAGCCCGCGCTGTTCGTCTCGCCGGCCGACAGCGAAGCGCTGACCGTCAGCAACGTGCCCTTCACGGTCGCCTTCACCCGCGACACGCGCGAATCGGATGTAGCGCCGGGGATGTTCTTCAGTTTCGCCGCTGACATGGTCGAGGTGCCGTAATGGATCGCGGTGCATCAGGTGCGGTCGTCACCCAGCTCGGGGCGGCGGCGAACGAGCCCTGTCACCTGTTCGAGCTCTACCTCGACGACCAGACCGTGCGTACCACCGACGCCTATCGCAACATCATCTGGGGCGGGAACACCTATCTCGGCGTCGGGCATTTGCTCGGCTTCGATGGCGTCGAAGAGTCTGCGACGCTGCAGGTCGCCTCGGCGCGCATCCAGCTCACCGGCGTGCTGCAGGACTCGATCGCGCTGTTGCTGTCGCACAACTACATCGACCGCCGCCTGGTGATCTACAAGGCCTTCATTTCCGGCGCCGGCGTGGTCATCGATCCGATGCCGATATTTGATGGCCGCGCCGATTCGCCAGTCATCGAGGAAGACCCCGACAACGGCACCTGCACCGTCACCATCGCCGCCGCGCAGCACTGGATCGACTTCGAGCGCCGGCCGGGGCGTCATACCAACGATGCCGAGGAGCAGATCTGGTTCCCCGGCGACAAGGGCTTCAAGTTTGTCTCCGGGCTCAATCAGCAGCTCAAGTGGGGGGCGGCGTGACACCTGCCCGCGAAGCGGAATCCCAGGTGCGCAAATCGCGCATCGCGCACTGGCAAACCGCCCTGCACAACCGCGCCACGGCCTTGCTCGGCACGCCCTTCGCGTATGGCCAGAGCGATTGCCCGATGGTGTGCTTCGAGCTGTACGACGCCATGACCGGCGCCGACCTGGCCGGCACGTATCGCGGCCAGTGGTCCGATCGCATGGGCGCCATGCGCTACGTCAGGAAGCACGATACCGATCTGTTACGCGCCCTGGAAGCACAGGGCTGCACGCCGGTTGACGTCGGCTTCCAGCAGGTCGGCGACTTCATCCTGACCGAAGACGACACCGGCTGGATTCGCGGTCATGTGTGTCTCGGCGAGCGCTGCATCTCATCGACCCGGGAAGACGGCATCAGCCTGGTCGATACCTCGTTGCTGCTGGCCTGCGGACAGAAGATCCATGTGCGGAGGATTACCTGATGGTTGCGGCGGTCATTGGCATGGCGGTGGCGGCGGGTGCAGAGGCTGTGGCCACGGAATTCATTGTCGGCGAGATCCTCGCGTCAACGATTATCGGCGGCATCGCCGAAACCATCGGTGCGTCCGTCCTGGCCTCCGGTATCGGCATGGTCGCCGGCGGCATGGCCAGCATGGCAGTTCGCTCCGTCTTCAGTCCATCGGCCCCGCAATCGGTCGCGCAGGCCGCCCAGGTTGCCCAGGGCGTGCTGCTGAACACCTCGGGCACCATCGATCCGATCAACGTCATCTATGGCTCGCGCAAGGTCGGCGGCACGCTGGTCTATGCGGCGGCCTCGGGCAGCAATAACGAATACCTGCACCTGGTGCTGGCGCTGTGCGAAGGCGAAATCTCGGCGATCAACACCGTCTATCTCGACAACGTCGCCAGCAGCGATGCCAAGTTCAGCGGCCTGGTCACGCTCGAAAAGTATGTCGGCACCGATGCGCAAGCGGCCAGCACCGCGCTCGGCGCAGCGTGCCCGGCCTGGGATTCGACCCACACGCTGGCCGGCGTCGCCTATCTGTACATACGCCTGCAATACAGCCAGAACGTCTTCAGCAGCATCCCGACCATCACCGCCGATGTCGATGGCAAGAAGGTATTAGACCCGCGCGACAGTACGGTCAAGTTCAGCAATAACCCGGCGCTGTGCATCCGCGATTACCTGATCAACACCCGCTACGGGCGCGGCATCCCGACCACGGCGATCGACGACACGACCGTCATCGCCGCCGCTAATGCCTGCGATGTCGCGGTGGCGATTCCGGGCGGCACGCAGGCGACCTACACCTGCGACGGCCTGGTGAATACCGATGCCGCGCCGCTGGCCAACCTGTCGGACCTGCTCACGTCCTGCCGGGGCTTCATGGTGTTCTCCGGCGGCAAGTACAAGCTCAAGCTCGACCAGGCCGATACCGCCGGCTTCGCCTTTACCGAAGACAACATCATCGGCAAGTGGTCGATCAAGCTGCCGGAAAAGCGCAACCGCGCCAACCGCGTGCGCGCCACGTTTTTCGACCCGAATAATTCATGGCAGCCGAACATCGCGGTGCAGGAATCGACCACCTATCGCACCGAAGACAACGGTGTCCTGCTCGAAGCCGAATTCTCGCTGCCCTACACCGCCAACCTTTACCGTGCGCAGCAGATCGCCCAGCAGACGCTGAAGCAGAGTCGCAAGCAGACGCTCTGTCAATTCACCGCCACCATCGCCGGCCTGCGCTGTGAAGTGGGCGACCTGGTCACGCTGACGCACTCGACGCCGGGCTGGTCGGCCAAGATCTTCCGCGTCATGCGCCTGGTGTTGCTGTCCTCGGACGAGGTCGAGGTCACGGCGATCGAATACGACGCGGCTGTCTACAACCTTGATCCGCTTGCATTGGTCTCCAGCGTGCCGGGAACGACGCTGCCCGATCCATCGGTAATTGCCGCGCCAGGGACGCCCTCGGTAACTGAATCGCTCTATCAGACGACAGGAAGCGCTGGCATCAAGGCCAGGGGCACGCTGATATGGGCGCCGGTGGCGAACATCTTTGTCGTCGACTATCTACCCGAGTACCTTGCGCCTTCCGCTACGGCCTGGACTGCTCTGCCTGCCACGCGCAGCGTATCGGCAGATGTCTTCGATCTGACCTATGGCATCTACCAGTTCCGCCTGCGCGCTCGTAGCGTTACAGGCGCCGTAAGTGCCTACAGCGGCACGCTGACGCAGGAGATTCTGGGGCTCACCGCGCCGCCTTCAAACATTACGGCATTTTCAGTCATCGCCAGCAACGGCGTCGCCATCGGAGATTGGGCGCTGAGCCCGGATCTCGATGTCCGTATCGGAGGCCGCATCGTGCTGCGCTGGACGCCGCTGACCGCCGGTGCCCTGTGGGAGAACGGCATTGATGTCGGCGAGTTTAACGGCGATGCGGTTGGTGGTCTTTTGCCGATGCTCACCGGCACTTATCTAGCCAAGGCCAAGGACTCGACCGGCAACTGGAGCGTCGCGGCGGCCTCGTTCGCACTCACTGCCGGCAACCTCACCGCGCTGCCGAACAGCCTGACGGTAACCGAACATCCGACATTCTTGGGCGCCAAAAGCAGTGTTGCGGTAGATGCTGGATCACTGAAACTCGATGGCGCGACGCTGATCGACAGCATGGCTGCGCTGATCGATAGTTGGGGCACGATTGATACGCTTGGCGGCGTGACCGGCGTAGGTACATACGACTTTGCGAGCCCGATGGATTTCGGCAGTGTCGTCACACGTCGCATCACGCCGGTAATTCAGGCACTGGCCTTCGATGCCGGCGATTTGATTGATTCTCGCGGCTTTGTCGATGACTGGGACTCGGTGGATGGCGGCGTAATCAACGATGCCACAGTTCAACTGCTCGCGGCGATCAGCACCGATGCAGTCAGCTATGGCGCTTGGTTCCCGCTGCCGGCCGGTGACGTGACCTGCCGCGCCATCAAGTTTCGCCTCGCCCTGGCGAGTGCTCAGCCGACGCACAACATCGGCATTTCTCAACTATCCGTAACCGCGAACTGGTGATGATCCTATGACACAGCATACCCTCACGATTGCCAACGAGGCCGGGGCGGCATTTCGCTCTGATGTCGTCAATGCGCTTCAAGCACTGGGAAGCGCCAGCGGCGGAGCAACAGCGCCGGCCACGACCTACGCCTTTCAGTTCTGGGCCGATACGACGTCCGGTTTCCTCAAGATTCGTAATGCCGCGAACAGCGCCTGGGTGACGCTGTTCCGGCTTTCTGACATGGCAATACAGGATGCTAACTTTGCTCTTCTGGATGACGGCGACAACACCAAGCAGGCGGTATTCCAGGCGTCTGGAATCACCACCGGAACCACGCGCACCTACACTCTGCCGGATCTCAATGCGGAACTAGGTTTCCGCAATGTGCCGCAGAACTCGCAGAGCACGGCGTATGGCCTGGTCTTGTCTGACGCCGGTAAGCACATCCTGCATCCATCGGCCGACACCACGGCGCGCACCTTCACCATTCCGGCGAATGGCTCGGTCGCCTATCCCATTGGCACTGCCATAACCTTCGTCAATCAGGCCAGCGCCGGCGTTCTGACGATTGCCATCACCACCGACACGATGCGCCTCGCTGGGGCAGGAACAACAGGTAGCCGGACCCTTGCCGCCAACGGCATCGCCACGGCGCTGAAGCTAACCGCGACCGAGTGGATCATCAGCGGCACGGGGCTGACTTGATGAGTGCGATTCAGCAAATGCTGGCGGCGATGGGGGCTTCACCGACTCCTACCGTTGAATATCTCGTCGTCGCAGGCGCGGGCGGTGCGGGTGGTACAGACACATTCAGTAACGGTGGCGCGGGTGGCGCGGGCGGCTTCAAGACGGCGGCTGGATTTGCTGTTGCACCAGGTTCGCCGATCACGGTGACGG